CAGGAGTACTAGATTTTAGAGGTTGCGTTCATGATACTACCTCTTAAAAAGTGAATCGTCCTAGATTTTTGGATTTTGAGGGCACGAAACGTAAATCCGATATTTGTCAGTTAGAAAATTGACTAAGCTTGTGAATGAGTTTTTTGGATCAGGTTGTTTGGACGAGGGTTCGAATCCCTCATGCTCCACAAAAATATTTGATCGCTTGAAAGATTGATTATTATGCTATCAAAAGTTTCTGTATTTTTACAATATAATAATCAAGCAACGAAAAACATTAAAATAGCGGGGTAGAGCAGCGGTAGCTCGGCGGGCTCATAACCCGTAGGTCGCCAGTTCGATCCTGGCCCCGCCACCACATTAAATAGTTATAAAAAGCAAACAATATGAAACGTATCGTAATCTACCAGGACGTAGAAGTAAACGGAAAAAAGCAGCGTAACACTCTTAGGGCAATCGCACCTTCTGATCAGTGGGCAGGATTCTCAAGGTCAGGCGTAGTAATCGACGGCGAAGCAAAAAAGCTCGCTAGGTACCTCGAACCTAACTTCTCAGGGTATTACGTGGCATAACTAACCACACGCTCCTATCGACTAGCGGTTAGGTCACGGCCCTTTCACGGCCGTAGCACGGGTTCGAATCCCGTTGGGAGTACTAACTTAAAAACAAAAAAAACAAAACAAAAAATGAAAAAGCTAACAGCAATGGCAATCGTATTTGCCGCAATCGTATCGTTCTCTTCATGTGGTAACTCAGCAACTTCAGAGGCATCTAGCACTGACTCTGCAATGGTTCAAGTTGACAGCGCAGTGAGCGTATCAGATTCTGCAGCGGTAAAAGCAGACACAGCAAGCCATACGGTGGACACTACAAAACACTAATATGAAGGCAGTATACAGCATAATTTTTGCTGCGGTAATTGTCGCCTTGTTATACTTGGGATATTCTGTATTCCAGTCTAACACGGCGACTCTTGCTTTAGAGCAGCATAGGATTGACAGCCTCACGACAGAGATTCACAGATTGGATTCCCTGCACGTAAAAGAGGACAGCACGATCACGGTTTACAAGGACAGCGTAGTTTTCGTTGACAAGATGATCGAGGTAGAAAAAACAAAATACGTTAACCTAAAACACAAAATCGATGAAATACGTACTCGCGTTGTTCACTACACTCCTACTCAGTTGGACAGCTTTTTCTCAAACAGGTACAGTGACTCTGTCCTATCCGGTCGCTAAAAGAGTCGCTCTTGATCTGGTCTCTTACGACAGTACAAAGACTGCACTGGAGATCACAACAAACGTTCTCAACATGACCGAGGACAAGTGCAGGATGAAAGACTCGGTGATCAAAAGCCATGAGTTTAAAGCTGGACTTTTCAGACAGCAGATCACGATGTACGAGGCAAAAGAGGAGTCATATAAAAGCATGGTCAACACCTTAAAACTTGATCTTGCAAAGCAGAGGGCAAAAACCAAACTCTTAACAGGAATCGGTGGCGCAGCAGCAATATCTACAGCGCTGATCTTGATTCTCTCAGGAAAATAAAATGAAATACACGGTTACGTTAATAAGCGATACGCACACAAAGCACAAACTGATCACCTCAGACCTTCCAGGAGGCGATATAATACTACACGCTGGTGATATATCTTCTATGGGATACGAGCACGAGATCAGAGAGTTCTGCGCATGGTTTAGTAAGCTTCCGTACGATCACAAGGTATTCATCGCAGGAAATCACGATTGGGGATTCCAAGACAACGTAGAGAAGACAAAAGAGATCATTGACTTCTACAAAAACGTGGTATACCTCCAAGACGATCTATATTGCGTAGGAGAGGAGTACGAAGACATGGTCAAGATATGGGGAACTCCTTGGCAACCTGAGTTTTATAACTGGGCTTTCAATCTTCCTCGCAATTCTCCTCAGATGTGGGAAAAGTGGTTGATGATCCCAGAAAACACAGACATCTTGATCACACACGGACCGGCATTTGGAACTTTAGACCAGGTCATAGGCAGATACGATAAGTTAGGATGTGAGATGCTTGCGCAGAGGATAGCAGACATAAAGCCAAAGATCCACGTTTGCGGTCACATTCACTCAGGGTACGGTTACGTTTTCAAAGACGGGACTCACTACTTCAATGCGGCGGTTTTAGGAGAAGATTATAGATATCACAACAAGCCCATATCGTTTACTTGGGATAAATCCACAAACGAAATAGAATTCATATAGTATGTCATATCAAATAATTTGGACAGAAGAAAAGAAGGCAAAGGCAATTGAAATGTTGACCAAATACTTCGAAGAATATGGATCTGGAGAGAGTATAATGCAGAGTGATTTTGCTTTAATTGCCTCACCAGAACTTCTTAGTAATATCGCAGATGAGGTTTTAGTTGAAGGTCAAGGGATTTTGTTTTCGTGGCAGGAGCCATGATATTTTATTTTAAACAATGGTTGATTGATCTATATTTACTGATATTTATAAGTATGAAGACTACTTATTTATATATCAAAGAAAGTCCAATGGGGCTTAAATATCTAGGAAAAACAGAACAAAATCCTGAAACATATTTAGGCAGTGGAACTAGATGGCTTAATCACATAAAAAAGCACAGAATAAAATCAAAAGATATTAAAACTACAATACTTTTTGAAACGAATGATAAGATTCTTTTAAAAGAAATGGGTTTATATTATAGTCAATTTTATGATGTGGTTAATAGTAAAGACTGGGCAAATTTAAAGCCTGAATCTGGCGATGGAGGTGGTATATTAAAAAGTGAAGCAGAGAGGAAAAAGATTAGCCACGCTATGAAAAATAAAGACCATTCTCATTTACAAACTCCAGAAGTTGCTCAAAAAAGAAATGAAAGACTAAAAGGTAGAAAAATGCCGGCGTGTAAAGAAGAAACTAAATTACTTCTTTCTAAAATGTTTAAGGGCATTAATAGAGTTCATAACACAGAAGAGAGCTATAAAAAAGCTACAAAAACAAAACAAAAAAATGGAACTCTTTTATTATCAAAAGATACTAAAGATAAAATTAGGAATACTTTATTAGGACATCCTGTAAGTGAAGATACTATTAAAAAAATAAGATTAAATAATGGCAAAAATAAAAAAGTATCTATTGACGGCATAGTATATCAGAGTATTTCAGAGGCGGAGAGGTTACTTAATAAATCTAGATATTTATTAAGAAAAAACCATAAACTATCCTATCTATGAAAACTTCAAAAAATGGATTTATCGCCTGGGTTCAAGATTTGTTCAAAGACGAACGCGGATCAACCTCAATCAAACCAGTAATCGCATTTATAGGCTCGCTGTTCCTATGCGTTACAATGCTCTTAAACAGCTACACACACGAACAATTCAAACCTGCTGCAGAACTAGTGAACGCGGTGATGGTGATAACAGCAATCGGTATGGGCGCTGACACTCTCGATAAGTTCTCGTTCAAAGGCAAAAAAGAAGAAGAAACAGAAGCATAAAAAATATGAAAAAGACAGTTACGATTTTATTGATCTCAGTTCTATTGGCGTCTTGTTCCAGATACGGAGTTTATAGAAAGCCAAACATGAAAAACATGAAATCATACCACTGTCATAAGATTTAATTCTTCCATCAAAAAACCAAAAAGCGCTATTTCCGAAAGGACTTGGCGCTTTTTCTTTTTGTTTTCGTTTTGATCAGATACATTTACATTATGGAAAACGCACTAAAGAAGGTTCAGACAGAAACACTGTACGAGGTAGCATACGAAGGAGAGAACTACTCGGTAACACACATCGAAGACGCTGACACAGACAGCGGATTTTTCTCCTGGGAGGTCGTTGACGACGAGGGCATGTTCGTAGAGGGGTCGCTGGAATCCGAGATCATACAGTTTGTGATAGAGAATATGTGATCACTTGAAAGATCTGCAGATAATAAGCAGGCTATATCGTTACCTTTACTAAAACATAATTATGAAACTGACAGAAAATCAAATCAAGGCCCAGGCCAACATTGAAAATACCTACGGGGTAAAGATGTATCCCCTGAGCTCGACTTTCCAGATGAAGATGCTGGACTTTTACATCGCAAAGGGCAAGCTGTCTGATAAGCAGGTAGCCGCTATTCGAAACCCAAAATATCCCGTAAAAGCATACTAAATCAAAAAGGAATACATGAGTTTTATAGACAAACCGATAAACTGGACAGGCGCTGATGCGATTACCGCAAACGTCGTAGAGACAATAAAAATGCCAAAAGATGAGGCTGCCAAGAGGGTGAAAGACCTCCAAGATCAGATTGCTGTCTTCCTTGCAGACGCGCATAAGCTATATCCAGGTGCACCTACTTCGGAGCTTGGCAGCGTGATACTGATGGCAGAAAACATAGAACGCGAACTTGAAAAACTGAAATAGAAATGAACACGCTCAGGCAAGACATCATCGACAAGGTGAACTCCAGTTCAAAATTTGAGCTGACGAATGACGAGATCCAATTCATACTTCAGAACTGGCTGACCATGCATTCGCAGCACCTGACGGAGGCGATCCTACGATTCAACACGGACAAGGGGGTTTACGCCAGCATATCAATAGACAAAGATTCATTT